GATCCCACGCCAACGCAAAAACAGCAGTACCACGCAGAAGTCCAGCGTGTGCAGGAGATAGCCAAGGCTGACCCAAATGATGTTTTCACGGACATCGGCAATCAGTTGGGCGCACTGATGGATGCGTACGACGCGATTAGCAAGTTGTTTCTGAAAGAGCAGTTGGAAGCCAAGCAGGTTTACAAGGGTGACGAGAGTATCGGCAGACGCGCTTTAAAGCGGATACTGATTACGTCAAGGCTAGACGCGATGTTGGCTGAAATAAGAGAAACCATGGTGTTTCGTAGCCCGCCAGAATTATCTGGACTGTGGGGCAAGTTTGAAGAGATGTGGCAGCGAATTGTTGCCGAGCAGGAGGAAGCTCACGCAGAGGAAATTAGGCTGGCACAGATAGCATCATGGCGACGCAGAAAAAGAATAGCGGAAGTCAAGTCAAAGCTGGCGTGGGTTTCCGGAGTAATTTTCGTGGTGGCGTGGGCAGTGGGGTTGATGTGGCTAACGACAAGAAGCGCGATGACGAGAATGTCCCTTGGTCATTGATTGTCGTGGTGTTAGCTGTACTGCTGATGTTTTTCATCGTCATGCCGGTCTTAGCGTTTATGTACTACGACATGTACTTTGCGACCCAGGCAGCGGTGACTGAAGTCAAGAAGATGAAAGAACTGCGGCGCGAGATTTTGGAAGAACGACTTTACGGAAGGTGAATCATGCTAACTCTGATCTCTACTATTGGCGGTTACATCGTAGCCTTGTTTCCCCGCCTGTTCGATATGCTGCAAGACCGTGCGGACAAGAAGCACGAACTAGACATCCTGCACATGCAGATGCGTCAGCAGTTAGCACTGACGGAGAAGGGTTACTCGCCTACCGATAAGACGGAAGAAGTGCGCGAGAACGACGAGCAAGACCATCAGCAGTACATGGCGCAGATGGGCATGATCTACAACAATCAAGAGAAGCTGCTTGAGTCGTCTTCCCAGTGGGTCAAGGATATGACTGCGGCTACTCGTCCGTTCGTCACCTTCATCTTCGTCTTCGAGTTGGTGCTGATTAACCTGCTGACCATGCTGTGGATATTCATGCACGGCGACAAGGTCACCTCGATTGGTGAGCTGATCCAGATCATGGAGATTGTGTTTGATGCTGACGAGATGGCGCTACTGGGCACCATCATCGCTATGTGGTTTGGTAGCCGTGGCAACAGCAAAGCTGGCAAGTGATCTATTTAATCTACGCTCGGATTGCTACAACTGTATTTCTGTGTGCTTATTTAATAAGTAATTTGCCATGAAGATACCGGTCGCCACAATTGCAATGATCAAGCACCATGAGGGTGTGAGATACAAGCCGTACAAGTGTCCGGCAAAGCTGTGGACTATCGGGGTAGGGCATGTGCTTTACCCCGAGCAGGGCAAGATGCCGGTAGATCAGCGTGACAAGTTCGCACTAAAGATAGAGGACTTCCGTGTATTCAGCAAAGACGAAGTTGATTCGATCCTTGAGAAAGACCTACAGCGTTTTATCGCTGGTGTTCTTCGTTACTGCCCTAACAATCTTAACCAAAATCGCTTGGGAGCGTTGGTCAGCTTTGCATTCAATGTTGGGCTAGGAACGCTACAGAGATCGACCTTGCGGCAGAAGCACAACCGTGGTGACTTTGAAGGTGTGAAGCAGGAGTTCCTGAAGTTCACCAAGGGCGGCGGCAAGGTTTTGCCGGGGCTAATAAAGCGTCGGAATGATGAGATTGCCTTGTACTTTACGGAGCCAAAATGAATCCGTGGCTGATCCTCGCTGGTGTTGTTGCCATTGGCGCGGCAGCCGTTGGCGGGTACTATAAAGGCAACGACGCAGGCAAGGCTGAAGTGCAGCAGGCTTGGGACAAAGAAAAGACAGAGCAGTATGCCCAGTATGCCAAGGCTATGGAAGAATCTGTTGAAATACAGCAGCAACTTCAGATGGGCGCAGATAGGTTAAGACAGGAGAAAGATCGTGAGATACGGGATATTGCTGCTAGGAATACCGCTCTTGCTAACAGCCTGCGCGACCGGAAGGCCCGCCCCGCCGAAGGTAGTTCCGTGTCCGATGCCTCCGGTGCTGGATCAGGCGGCTGTACCGGAAAAGACCTTTACAGACAGGATAGCGAGTTTCTTGTCCGGCTCGGTAGAGAAGCCGACGAGCTTGCCATTGCCCTCAAGCAATGCTACGCCCAGTACGAATCAGTCAGAAAAACGGTGAAATAAAATGCCGCTCCAGAAACTGCAACTGCGCCCAGGCGTCAACAGAGAGGGAACGACGCTTGCCAACGAAGGTGGTTGGTTTGAGTGTGACAAGGTTCGTTTCCGGTCGGGCTATCCGCAGAAGCTAGGCGGCTGGCAGCCGATTTCCAGCGACACTTATCTAGGTTTTGCTCGTAGTCTGTGGAACTGGGTCACGCTGCGCGGGTATAACCTGCTGGGCGTCGGAACCAATCTTAAGTACTACGTTGAGAACGGTGGCACCTATAACGACATCACGCCGATTCGTGCGACGGATGTTCTGACAAATCCGTTTACTACCACCAGCGGCTCCAGAATCGTGACTGTGACAGATGCGGATCACGGCGCAATTGCTGGTGACTACGTGACGTTCTCGGGTGCGTCGACGGTAGGCGGCTTGGATCTGAACGGTGAGTTTGAAATCTTAACTGCGACGACCAACACGTACACCATTTCTGCGCTGACGAACGCAAGCTCGTCTGCCACAGGCGGCGGCACGGTAACTGCTGCATATCAGCTAAACGTCGGCTTACCTACTTATGGCTTCCTTGCAGGCTGGGGCGCAGGCTTGTGGGGCGGATTTAGTACGGGCGCAACGCAGACCATATTGACGGCTAGTGTAAACGCTGCCAACACCAACATTACCGTTACATCTACTCTTGGATTTTCCAACGCAACTGGCACGATCCTGATGGATCAGGAGTTGGCGCAATACTCTGGCAACACTGCCACCATCTTTACCGGCACGCTGCGTGGTGCTAACGGCACGGTGGCAACTAGCCACACCGCTAACACTGTGGTGTACAACGCTGCCTCTTTTACCGGCTGGGGTCAGTCTGCGGCGTTCGGTATCCCGCAGCAGTTGCGCTTGTGGTCGGAAACCAACTTCGGCGATTACCTGATCATTAATCCACGCGGCGGTGCGCTGTATATGTGGGTGCCGGTGTACAGCGGCGCAGGCAACCTGTTGTTCGGCACACGGGCGCAGCTACTGTCTAGCACCAGCTCTGGGATTTACCAGACAGACACAAGCTGCCCGACGATAGCCAATTACGTAATGGTTTCGGACTCGTCCCGTTTTGTCATTGCCTTCGGGTGCAACGACTATGGCTCGGCAGAACAGGATCCGCTGCTGATTCGTTGGTCCGATCAAGAGGACTATCAGGTCTGGGCACCGGCAGCCACCAATCAGGCGGGCAGCTTCCGGCTGTCGTCAGGCTCAACCATCATCACGGCGCAGCAGACTCGTCAGGAAATCTTGGTCTTTACCGACGCTGCAGTGTTTTCGATGCAGTACTTGGGGCCACCATTTGTCTGGGGTTTCAACATCCTGTCTGACAATATTTCCATCGCTGGTCCGAACGCGGTGGCGACGGCCAACAACATTACCTACTGGATGGGCACGGACAAGTTTTACGCCTACACCGGTCGAGTGGAAACGTTGCCGTGTGCGCTGCGTCAGTTTGTGTTCAACGACATCAACCTTGAGCAGTCGTACCAGTTCTTTGCTGGCACGAATGAGGGCTACAGCGAAATCTGGTGGTACTACTGCTCGGCCAACTCGACGGTGATTGACCGGTACGTCGTGTACAACTATCTGGATCAGGTTTGGTACTACGGCACGCTTGGCCGCACGGCATGGCTAGACAGCCCGCTGCGCCAGTACCCTATGGGTGCGACCTACAGCCACACAATCGTGTTCCATGAGAATGGCAACGATGACGTAGAGGTGAGTGGTCAGGTTGTCCCGATCAACGCCTACATCCAGTCTTCTGACTTTGACATCGGCGACGGTCACAACTTTGGCTTTGTCTGGCGGATGATTCCCGACATCACGTTCGATGGCTCGAGTACGCCGTCGCCCGGCAAGCCGGAAGTCACCTTCACCGTTCGTCCCCGCCAGAACCCTGGTGCGCCGTACGGCACGTCTGATACGCCAACCGTTGCGTCGACACAGTCGTATAACGGCGTGCGGTATTACACGGTTCAGGAGTTCACGGAGATTGTGTACACGCGCCTGCGCGGGCGTCAGATGGCATTCAAGGTCAGCTCTAACCAGATTGGCTGTGCATGGCAGTTAGGCGCTCCTAGAATTGACATCAGACCTGATGGCCGGAGGTAAACATGTCAACCGGTACCACAAAATCCCCAGCATTACCAGTCGCTCCGGTAGAATACAGTCGTACTTATCAGGATCAGTTAAACAACGTTTTGCGGTTGTATTTTTCGCAATTGGACAATCCCGGTCCGAGCGCAGGATCTGTACAGAGAACGGGAAATACTGTTGTTGCTGCGTTAAATTTTAGTGCCATTGATCCAACTAGCGGTAACTCCGTTGTTAGTTTTGCTACCAGCATGGATGAGTCGGCAGGCAAGTTGCGAATCGGCGATGTGTACTATGACGTTGCCACAAACGTATTAAAAATAAAGGTGTCTTAATATGAGCCTCCATACCCTAGCCCAACATCTTCAAAGCGCCGGTAGGGGCGAGGACAAGGTCCTTGTTCACATGACCCCGCGTGAAGTCCAAAGCTTGCAAACGTTGGCGATGGCTCATGGTGGCAGCCTTACGGTCAACCCAGAGACTGGCTTGCCGGAAGCAGGCTTCTTGTCTGCTCTGTTGCCTATGGTAGCGGGCGCATTCTTGGGTCCGGCTGGTATGGCTGTCAAATTTGGCGGCCTTTCTAGCGCCATGTCGGCTGGCCTGTTGACCGCAGGTATTGGCACTCTTGCCACCGGCAGTCTAGGCAAGGGCTTGATGATGGGTATGGGCGCTTATGGTGGCGCAGGACTGGGTGCCGGTTTGTTGGGGCCAAGTGCAGCAACGCAAGCTGCCGCGTCTCAAGCCGCAGCGGCTGCTCCTAGTGCAGCAGCAACAGCAGCATCAAATGCCGATAAGCTGGCTGCTATTAGCGCAAACCCTGCTGGTGTATTGCCTCCGCCTACGCCTGCAAGCATTATTGCCAAGGCTCCAGCAGGCGGCACGATGGTTGGCGGTCAGTTTGTTCCAACTCCTACAGTAGGCGCGCCAGTTAATCCAATCGTTAGACCAACTGCGGCAAACGTACCAACAACGCAGGGTGTTACTGCCGTAGAACAAGCAGTAAAAGCACCAACGCTAGGCGAACGGTTCCAGCAGTTTGGCGGCAAGCTGTTTAGCGGTGGTCAAGAAGGCGAAGACGCTCGGAAGAATTTCTTGAGCGAATACAAGATGCCGCTTCTTGCCTCTGGTGTTTCTGCACTTGCCCTGTCGCAAGATCAGCCGATGATGCCGCAGCAAGCGCCGGGTCAGCCAATTCGTCCTACCCGCACGTACACGGGCGAATACATCGCCGGTCCAACGCCAGGGCTTTCAGGTGAGCGTGATTACACCTTTTTAGCAGAAGGCGGTCTGGCAGACTTGCCAGTAGAGAAGATGTCGCAAGAGGCATCTACTGGTGCAAACACGAACTACCCGATGGCAAACATGCGCCCGTATGGATACATGGTGCCGCGCAACGTGCCGATATCGGAGAACGTCTTCAAGCCTATGGATTACCAGCGGACAGATCCGTACACCGGCGAGCAGAAGCTTGCAGGCGGCGGCATCGCGTCTCTAGCAACAGGCGGATTTATTTCCAAGTTAAAAGCTGTAGCAAAGCCACCGGAACCAAAGCCCTCGCTCCAAAGCACAGCGGCGCTGGATAAGCGAATTGCATCGTTGGAAAAGTTTAACGATCTTGATGCCTATCAAAGTCAGGTTAATGATTTAAGGGCGCAACTTACCGAACTAAGAAAAAACACAAGAGCAAACGCCAAGCCTATTGCGGATATGGTGAATCGCATCAACGTTGCGAACGCAAACCTGAATCAAGCTAAGGCTTATCAATCAAGTATTGCGGCGCGTGACAAGATGGTGGCTGCAAACGAAGCAGCTACAAACAAAGCACAAGCTACGTATGACGCAGCGATGGAAAAGTACAACGCATATCAAGATGCGTTAGCGGCAGAGAAGCAGGCTTGGCAAGATGAGACCGGTCGCAAGGCTACTAATGTGCAGGCGCTACGCCCCGCAACTTTTGAAACTGCGGAGGCAATACAGAACAAGATAAGAGCGTTGCAGGAACAAAAGGTTAATGCCATAACAACGTCACCGACAGCGTCTACCGCCAATATTGATCAACAGATAAACGCGCTCAATGCACAGCTAAAGACCGCAGGACAGTACAAGCCACTTACAAAGTTTGCGTACGATCCAACCACTCGGTTGATGGAAGAGAAAGACATCCAAGCTATCTTTGAAGATGTCGCTGGCCGCCGCCCGACAGCAGCGGAGATGGACAGGTTCTTGGGAACCAGAACGAGCGACGCAGCTATCGCTACGTTTGCTACCAGATTGCCTGATGTGACGGCAAAGATGTCGTACACCGACGACGACCTGCGTGAGAACTGGCAATACTACACCGGGCGTGAGCCTACTGGTGGTGAGCTTGCGGCTATGAAGAAAGCCAAGCCAACTAACTTCAATCAGTTGCGTACTTATATTAAGGGTCAAGCTGCGTTCCTAGAAAACGTCAACAAGCTAGGGCTGGAGTCAATTACTGCTGCTAATAAACTGCCAATAGAAACTATTGCGACGGCGTTCAAGGATGTTCTTGGCAGGCAGCCAACCTTGGATGAAATTAACAAGTATTCCAAAGGCCAAACACAACAGTCGTTGGTAGAGGCACTGAAGCAAACGCCAGACTACAAGCAGAAGTTTACGCAGGGCTTGATACCTCGGTTAGATTTTGAAAAGTATGCGCCGGGCACTGTGCTTGAGTACAAGCCTACCCAGCAGGTGCAGACTGGACTTGGAACTATTAGCGGCTTAACGCCGACGCCATCAGGTATGCAGACACCACAGACTCGTGGGCCTGTGACGATTCAAGGTGCTATGCCGTTGAACCCGACGTTCCAAGAGCAGCTTGGCTTGCAGACGTTGGCGGCCCAAGCGGCAGAGACTGCGCCTGCGTTGCAGCGCGGCCTGCGGTTTGACGCACCTGCAGCAGCACCAGCGCAGGGTCAGTTGATGCCAGGCTTAACTGGATTGCCGCAGCCGTCACAATTGCCACAACAGCAGAACTACGAGCAGCAGTTGGCAAATATCGGTGAGAAGCAAATTCAACCTGCGGTAGCGCAATCTAACGCAGTAGCCCAGCCGGGAGTGGTAATCCCCGTGGATGCTTCTGCAAATACGGCACCGGTCACGATGATGGCGATGGGTGGTTATGCGCGTGGCGGGTATCACTTGGGTGATTACTCTGACGGTGGTCGTTTATTGAAAGGACCCGGCGATGGAGTTAGTGATTCAATCCCTGCTTCTATTGGTGGCAGGCAGCCTGCTCGTCTTGCTGATGGTGAGTTTGTAATCCCAGCGCGGATTGTGTCCGAACTTGGCAACGGTTCCACTGATGCTGGCGCACGCAAACTGTACGCGATGATGGATCGTGTCCAGCGTGCTCGACGCAAGTCGATAGGAAAAAATCAGGTAGCAGTAAATAGCAGGGCAGAGAAGTTGCTGCCTGCATGAAGTTAGACATAGCGTTAATACCTTACGGCGCGGTAGCCGGAACAATTCCGGCCATCATGCCGTATCTGGTGGAGTCGGCAAAGCGCAGTAGAGGTCGGTCAAGCGTGGACGATATTCTGCGCTTCCTGTTTACAGGCGAGATGCAGTTGTGGGTGGTGTTTGATGATGAGACCAAAGAGGCGCACGGTCAGTTCATCACGCAGGTCAAGCAGTATCCACAGTTTAAAATGTTGGTCATTCAGTATGCGGCAATGTTGCCAAACAAGATGGCGCAGATAGAACCGCTGATGCAAGAGTACGCAAAGACTTACGCAGTAGATGCTGGGTGCAAGGGCATCGAGTTTGTTGGCAGACCGGGTTGGAAGAAGCACGCTGAAAAGTATGGCTACACAGCACAAAGCGTGACGTACCAAAGATTTTTTGAGTAGAGGCTACTATGAGCCGTATATCTTTTGCAATGATGGAAGCTGGGTTTATCCCCGGCGATCTTGGCGCTTTCAAAGCGGAGGGCGGCAAGATTCGTTTGTATGACAGTGGGCCAAGTCAGCAGCAGCCGACCCAACAATCGGTTACTCAGCTTAGTTACCCGGAAGAGTTTAAGCCGATGGTCACCGAGACTGCCGGTCGCGCTCTGGCGGAAGCATCACGGCCATATACCCGGTACATGGGTGAGCGGATTGCTGGCTTTGATCCATTCCAGCTAACGGCACAGCAGGCGGTAGCCAACCTTGGCCCTGCGCAGCAGCTTGGCCCAGCATCACAGTTTGCAACAGCGGCTGGTTTGAAGGCGGGCGATGTACAGTACGCACCGCAGCAGTTCGGGACAGCCAGCTTTACCACGCCTGGACTGGCTGGTTTGTACATGTCGCCGTACACGCAGAATGTTATCGACATTCAGCAGCGTGAAGCGCAGAGACAGGCAGACATTGCCAACCAACAGTTGAAGGCGCAGGCAGTAAGTCGCGGTGCGTACGGCGGTAGTCGTCAGGCAATTATGGAGGCCGAGGCGGCTAGGAATCTAGCGCAGCAGAAGGCAGACATTCAGCAGCGCGGGCAGCAAGCTGCGTTCGAGCAAGCGCAGAACCTGTATGGCACCGAGGCGGCAAGAGCGTTACAGGCGCAACAAGCGTTAGAACAGTCTCGTCAGTACGGCGCTGGCTTGACCATGCAGGGATTGCAGACGCAGTTGCAAGCAGCCCAGCAGTTGGGTGGTCTTGGTGCAGAACAAATGAAGCAGCAGCAAGGTCTTATCAACGCGTTGCAGGGTGTGGGGCAGCAGCGGCAGGCGTTGCAGCAGCAGATGCTAACTCGTGAGTACGAAGACTTCTTGGCGCAGAAACAGTACCCGTATCAGCAGATTGCATTCATGACAGAGATGCTAAAGGGTATGCCGCAGCAGACCACGCAAGCTATCTACCAAGCGCCACCATCGTTGACAGCACAGTTGGCTGGTCTTGGCACAGCGGCGTACGGGGCAAGCAAGTTTTTTGCTGGTGGCGGTCTAGCCGATCTAGCAGTTGATCATCTGTCGAGAGGTTGATGATGAAGCGAGATGATTTTGGAATGCGGATAGACGAGATCCGTGAACTTGCTACCAAGTACAGCAAGCCTGATTTAGCACGCATGGTGCAGATGGGCATGTTGGATCCGCAGCGTGCGCTGATGGCTGGCATGATGATTGACCGGATTGCCAAGTCTGCTATGCAGCCTCCGCAGACTACGGTTGCAGAGGATGTGCTTTCTCCGCAAATGCCTACGACTGCACAGGGTCAGATGCCAGAGGGAATTATGGCGGCGGCAGGCGCTCCTGCTCCTAGCGCGGGCGTGGCAGCGTTGCCAAGCGGGATGCGAGAGATGGCAGGCGGTGGCATCGTGGCATTTGCCGACGGTGGTGACATACCCGGATATGCCGACGGCGATCTTGTGTCTGGTAGCGATACGTTCCGCAGGGGGCTGGCTACACAGCCGGGCGGTGAAATGCCTGAGGTGCCTGCTGCGCCCGCTGGAGACAGTTTGCCGGCGTTGCCGGGCGGCTTTAGGTTCCGCGAGTACGGAAAGACAGCAGCGCCAACATTGCAAGGCGAATTTGATATCAGCAAAGAATCAGAGCGGCTGGCAGGCGTGGATACGCCGGAGTTATTCCGCAAGTTACGCGAAGAGGAGTCTGGCCGCCGCGAGGAACTGAAGAAGCGTAGAGAAGAAGCAAAGGGCGAAGCGCTGTTAATGGCTGGTCTTGGCTTGATGGGCGCTCGTCAGGGACAAGAATTTCAGGTACTTGCAGACGTTGGTAGGCAGGCAGCGCAGCAGTACAGCGCTTCCGTTCGAGACATCCGTGAAACAGAACGCGATATCAAGAAGAGTGAACGCGAGTTGCTGTTAGCAGAAGATCGATTTAAGCGCGATCAGTCAGCCAAGAATGCTGAAAGACTTGAAAGAAAGCAGAGCAAGTACGACGATCAGCAGCTTAAAGCTGTTGATCAGTACAACGATGGCGTTAAAACACTTGCTAGATTTATTGCTGACAAAGAGAAATTGGATATTGAAACCGCTACGCGCAAAGCTCTTGCGGTTTACGAGGGCGAAAACAGAATTGCCGTCGAAAAAATGCAGCAGAGCGGTGCGTTTGCAAGAGCAGGTATGGGCGAAACATCTACGCTGGCAAATCAAGTTTTGGCAGATATGCGCAAGACTAATCCAAATGCTACGCTTGCCGACGCTCTTGCTATTGTTAAAGGCGGCGCTGGAGCTAGTCCTGCGTCTTTAGCTGACAAGGCTGCTGATAATGTAGCCAAGCGAGCACAGGTTGATATAAATTTTGCGATGAGCTTGCGAGATCCGAACGCTTATGCAAAGGCGGTTGAAGAGGAAACCAAAAGATTGCAGGCCGGCGGTGGTCAGCCTTCGACAGTTACAAACCCATTCAAACTAAGCCCAGAAGCACAGAAAGCATTATCACAATACGGCGGAAAATAAATGGCAACAGTACAAGAGCTTGAGCGAGCCTTTCTAAACGCACACAACGCGGGAGATAAGCAGGCCGCACAGGCTCTGGCTGATGCTTTGCGTCAGGCGATGGTTTCACAGCCTGCGCCACAAGCTCCTGCTGCTCCCAAAGAACGCACAACTGGTGAGTTCTTCAAAGATATTGGTGCTGGTGCGGTATCTGGCGTGGGCGCGCTGGCACAGTTGCCAGGTCAGTTATACGGTCTAGCCACAGGCGACTTCTCCGACACTGGCTTAACCAAGGTTGGACGCGAGCTGCGCGAGACCGGTGAAGGCATGAAGTCGGAAGAGCTGAAACGCTTGGAGGCTGAGCGCGCGGCCAAGATAAAAGAGGCTACAAAAGAAGGCGAACTGTCTGCTGGTCTTACTGCTGCCAAAGAAACACTCCGCAATCCTGCGCTGCTGACTAACTTCATCGCAGAGCAGGTGCCCAACCTTATTCCCGGTCTTGCAGTCGCGCGCGGCTTGAGTCTTGCCGGTGCTGGCGCACGCACGGCGGTGGCTGGTGCTGTCGGCACAGGCGCTACACAACAAGGCGCAGACGTCGGTGCAGAGACGTTCAAGGAGTTGCACAAGAAACTTGTAGACCAAGGCATGTCGCCGGAAGAGGCTACTGGCAGCGTGCTTGGCTACGCTCGTTATGCTGGCTTGGGGGCTGCCGCTATATCGGTGGGTGCACAGATACTGCCGGGCGGCCGTGCTATCGAGCGCGCGCTGGCTAATGTTCCTATTAAAGGCGGTATTGCGGCTAGAGGTAAAGCTATTGTTAAAGGCGGCTTGGGCGAAACCGTCAGCGAGATGATTGAAGAAGGTGGCGGAAAGGTAGCCCAGAACCTTGCCATCCAACAAGTCGATCCTAGCCGTAGCCTGACAGAAGGTCTGGGCGAAACGATGGGTATGGCTGCTGTTGGCGGTCTAGGGCTGGGTACTGCGGCAGGTGTGGTCAGCCGTCGTGAAGCACCAGAAGCCAAGCCAGAGCCTGCTGCTGAACCAGCAGCGGGAGTTGCCCCTCCTGTAGAACCTGGTGGCGCGGCAACGTTGCCACCAACAGAAAGAGCTGCACCTGCACCTGCGGGCGCACCGCCGGAAGCTGTCGTTTCAGAAGATGAGTTACGCGCTCGTGCAGAAGCGCCGCCAATAACAGAAGCCGAGTTTGCCCAAGGCGAACCGTCGCCACGTCCGCCAGAGCTTGCAGAGATGGAGCAAGACATGGAAGCGCTGGGCAAAGAGGTAAAGCGCTTGGAGCGCGGAGAGCCTGGCA